TCAATTAGGACTTCCCGTTGTTCACGCAGCTTTTGCGCTTGGGAAGTACCGCCAAAGATATTCCACCATTTATTGCTCATGTCGTTACCCCTCTGGATGGTTGTCGCTGCTTGCGCCCGTTGTAAAGCTCGATCATAACACGCAACGCCATTTCAAGCGAATCGGGGCCATCATCGTACTCGCTTACCGGGAAGTCTCTCAGTTGATCCACAAGCAATTTTGTGCCGGGGCTGTTGGCTTTGAAGCGAATATTCTTCTGCGCTAAGTAAGGGCCAAGCCTGCGTATGCGGATGTTCTTGTTGACGGTATTAACCACTTTAACCAAGGGTACTGCATAGCCTGCAACGGCCGCCTTCTGTTGCAATTGGGTAGCTAGTAACTCTTGAAATTGGTTGGTTTCAAAGGCTATTGCATCGGCCCTAAATTCGCCTTGGGTTTCAAGCACGGTATCAATGATGGCTTCAGAACTTCGCCGGGCAAGATCGGCCTCGCAATACAATGTGCCATCGGTATCACGGCCAAGCTTTACGATTGCTGAGTAGTCGCCATGCTTCCCCCCTGCCCCTTTGCTTGGGTCAACGCCTATGGTTTTAATGGCTATTGTTTTGGGCCAGTAGTCAAACCAAATTTCCTTGGCGAAATACTCATCCGGCCACTCAGTACCGCCCCCGCTTCTTGGGTGCTGCTGGTAAAGTGCGCTCCACTGGTATTCTCCAATGCTGGCTTTCATTTTGTCTAATGATTCAAGACTGAACTTCTCGGGCCAAAGTGGTTCCCCCGGTTGTCGTGGGTCATACTCTGCGCCCCCCTGCGTAGGACAGATTGCAGGCAAGTTAATCACCTTCCACTGATCGGCCTTGGGGTCATTACCTGCAAGGTCAAGCAGTCTGCCTACTAGATCATCGCTATGCCATCGGGTCATTACGATAAGGATTCTTGCATCGGCTTCTTGGCGGGTTGAAAAGGTCGAGGTGTACCAATCCCAGTTAACTTGCCGGTAGGTTGCGCTATCGGCTTCCTCTCGATTTTTAACGGGGTCATCGATAATTAGCCACTTACCGCCCATGCCCGTAATACCACCGCCAACGCCTGCCGATCTGTAAACGCCCTTGTGGCCAACAATCTCGAATAGGTCGCTATTACGCAGCCATGAACCCGCCACGGTGCGGCTGTTTGAATCGTTCAAGTAAGATTTGGGAAACAAGGCCCGGTACTGCTCCGATTCAATGATGCGCTGCACATCACGATTGTTTCTACTGGCGAGGTCAGCGGAATAACTGGAAGCAATAATGCTGGTATTTGGGTCAATGCCCAAAAGGTATGCAGGCAACCGGCGGCTGATTAATTCGCTTTTCCCATGTCTTGGTGGCAGGCTGATTATTAACCTTCGTAGGTCTCCGTGAATCATTTCGCTAACGGTGTCGGATATGAATTGATGATACCAACCCGGGGAGTATTCGGGCATAGTGTACCGGGCAAATTCAAGGAGAGATTTCCTCGCCCGCTTTCTTCTTTGGTAGAGCTGCAAGTTCTCTAGCAATGAGAAATTCAAGTTGTTCATCGGTAATTTCCTCAACATTATTCGTAATCATAATCTTGGCCTCGGCCTTGATTTCTTGCCGTTCAACGTAGCCCCTAGACTTTCCTAAGGTCTTTAAAAGAAAACAGACAGCCCAAGCCTCGCCTCTGCCTACCGCCTCCAAAAGTTTAACTTCGGCAAAGTCAAGCACCCTGCCCCGTTCGGTTTCAATGGCTTCCCTAATCAAAGGGTTGCCGTTAGCCCTAACGTGGATTGTTGAAGGGTCGCACCCTAAATGCTGTGCCGCCAAAAAGATTAGCCCCCGGCTTTTCCCTATAGCGTGAACAATCTGCTTTACTGAATATCGTTTTTTTGCCATGCTTTTTATGTGTTGGATATCGTTGGATAAAAGTTAGTGGTTAACCTCTGTGCCGCACTTAGGGCAAGCCAATACTTTTTGGGGTGTTTCCTCTGGTTCTCCCTCAAGCAATTCGCCCGGTTGCGTTAAGTAAAGCCCCTCTTTTTCTGCCAAGGCGGAAAGCATTTCTTGAACGGCTTCGGAACCCGTATTAACTCCCCTTAAAAGCTCATCAAGCTTGCGGGTATCGGTATCGGCCAAAAGGCCAAGAGGGTCAAAAGTTAAAAGCACTTTGTCGGCTTCTTCCTCTGTGACATCTAGCACCAAAACGGAAACAACCTCATCGCCAAGAATGTCGGCCCGTAAATGCCCGTCAATAAGCATTAATTGCCCGCCTTCAATTTCTCTGGCTAATAGTCCGCCTGCAAAGCCTACTTCCTCAAGTATCCCGGTTAAAGCCTCTTGTTGGGCAAGAGGGTGGCCCCGCCAATTCTTTGGGTTAGGTATCAAGCTGGAAGCTTTAACTTGTCTCAGTTCCTTGATTCTATCTCGTATCATTTCAGCCCTTTTTAATTGTTAGAATTTCATCTCGGATAACTTCCGATATTGCCTTCATCATTAAAGGCGGTACGCTGTTGCCCAGTCTCTCCCATTGCTGGGCATAACTGCCAAGCAAAATAAAATCATCCGGGAAAGCGCAGATTCTTTTGAGTTCATCAATCGTAAACTTGCGCCTTGTTGTGTTGCCGTCGGGCGTAATAAACTCAGCCTTGCCCCCATTGCTATTCAAGTTGCAGCCAAAGGCGGGCGTTGTTCCTACGGTAGAATAGGGTATCGTTGTAGCGTCTACCCATTTTTCCCCGTTAAAGCCTTTTGCTATTCGGACTTTGTTTACCTTTTCAACCTCAACATAATGATTTGAGTAAGCACTTCCCCCGCTAGCTGTTACCGTTGCCGCCGGAATATCAATCATGTTTTTTTCTGGAGTTTTCTCGTCAAAGCCACCACGGATATAAGCCTTTCCAAGCCACGGCAAAGCGTCTCGAACGGTGTAAAAGTAGCTAAGTGGTTTAGGGTAGCAAGGGCTTCGGTTAAGATCATTTCTAACCCCTATAAAAATAGTTCGCTTTCTTTGCTGTGGAACCCCAAGCCATTGAGCGTCAAGAACTTTGCAGGTTACATTGTACCCAGTCTCTTTTAAGGCTTTAAGAATTTCTAAAAAGTAACCTTTAGCAGTACCCTTAATAAGCCCGCTTACATTCTCAGCCACAAAAACTTTAGGCTTCAATCCTCGCAGCAATCTTGTGTATTCATCAAACAAAGTTTCGTTTTTTTGCTTTGCTCCATGCTCGTAGCTTTTGTCTTTGCCCCAACCCTTCTCTCGTTTGCCTGCTGTCGAAAACGCTTGACATGGGGGAGAGCCATCAAAAATATCAAGCTCGCCTTCTTGCAGGTTGGTTGCCTTAAGTATTTCCTCGGCAGTTATTAGCTTAATGTCTCTGCCATCAAGAATAGATTCGGGGGCTGCATTTTTCTTGTAGGTTGCTTGGGCAATAGGAACAAATTCATTAGCCCAAACAACTTTATAACCTGCCATACGATAGCCCGTACAGCTACCGCCTGCACCGGAGAAAGTGGAAGCCACGGTAAACCCATTCCAAGGCAAGGAGTTGATCTCAGCAAGTGAAGGTATTTTGTAAGGAGGTTTGTTCATTTTGGGTGATTGTTGTTTTTCGTTAGGGTTAATTTCAAGATCGTATTGGGAAAAGGATACACCGGCAATACCTTTAGCGCAGATTGTCGGGCAAGGCACAGCCCCCAAATTTATTTTTAAAACTTGCTCGGCCATTGGGACACCAAATTTTTTAATGTGAAGAATCAAGCCCCGCCGCTCCACTTGTAACCGCAAGCATCGCAATGGTAAGAAGTCTCAATATTTTCATCTACTTCGGGAAACTCATCGGGGGCCAATTTTTCTAGCGGAATACCTTCCAAAAAGTCTTTCGTGAATTTTTCAAGCTCCCCGCTATCAAAAGCAACTTCTTCGGCCAACGCCCTTAACGCTTCGCCGTCTATGTTTGCCATAGCCGAAAGCGGGTCATAAGCAAGCATTAACAAATCAGCTTCCGCCTCGGTTACGTCTAGCACTATTACCGGGACATCTGTGCCCGCCACTTCCTCCGCCCTTAAGTGACCGTCAATAAGCATTAAACCCCCGGGCGTTTCGTAGGCAAGCAAAGCCCCAACAATGCCGACTTCCTCAAGCATTGCACTCAACGCAGCTTTTTGCTTTGCTGGGTGTGTGCGCCAGTTCTTTGGATTTGGAATTAGTGCAGAAGCCGGAACCCTTCGTAGTTCCTTGATACGATCTTTTACTTTCATACTACCCCCTTTGGCCTAGCAGTCTAACCAAGAGGGGAACAAAAACAAAATTGGCAAAAAAAAAGCGAGGGCTGAAAAGCCCCCGCCTTGGTTGGTTTAACCGTTTAATTACTGCGCCATCGTCATAGCAAGATCGAAAGCCTTGTTGCTTGTACGGGCTGCTGCCCCTGTCCACAAACTCGCCATGCGATCCTCTGCACTCTTGCCCGCTGCATAGGTGAGGTATTCAGTTACGCCGTTATAAGCAGCCCACCAAGTACCCCTTACGCCCTTCAAGTCATTACCTAACCCGCCTTCAAAGCGGCTAATGATTCCGGCTATTGCGTCGGCCC